TAAAACGTTTTCAATATTTGCGTAAACTTTTTGGAAGATACAGACAAGACGATGATTTAAAAGAGAGGTTGATTCTAAACCACTTGATAATTATATACAATGTTTTTGGACCTGAAGCTACCAATATGCTGTTTATGAAACTGCACGAATACCACGAGTTTTTAAAACCATTTGTAGAGTATTTAAACTTTATGCCGCAAATGATTCAATATGGTGATGTGGTTTTAAATAAAGATAATATCGTTTCAGACAAAGTTATAAAAGAAAAACTTAAAGGAATTTGACCTATGGTCGTTGATCTATTTTTAGTATATCAATTTGTCAGAAGATTAGCAACACCATTTAATAAATGGGAAGCTTATGAACAAGGTATAATTGATGATAAAGGCAATATCCTTATAAAGAAAAAAGACCGAGATGCCAAACAAAGAAAGGCGTTTGGTGTCTTTGATATTATGGTTACTAATATGAAGAAGTTACTTGCTAAGGTACCAGGAGGTAGTTCTCGACTGGCGTCATATGCTGCAGCGCTTTACCTAATCAGAGAACATAAAGCTTTTACAGATGATTCTGAATTAGAAACATTAACTGAAGAACAGATTAATGAAAGCATAGATTTATTTTGTATTGGTTATAACCATTATACCACACTTTCAGAAGATGTCAAGGGTTTTTTTGACGAATCGTTAAATGAAGCCCGTAAAGTACAACCTCCCAAATGGAAAAAGGCTGGACCAAATGGTGAGAAAGAAATTACTTTCCCAACTGGTCGCCGTTTCAAAATAGAAAAACAGCTTGACCAAGATGAACGCCATAAAGGTGAATGGAAAGTTATGGAATGGGATAAACGCTCACGTGATTGGGAATGGCACGAAACATTTAGTCCACAATGGTATGCGAAAGAGAAAGTAATGGAAATGGGTAAATATGACTCCAAAGGTAAAAAGGTTGTTGAGTCAGCTATTAATATGCGTACTTTAAAACTTATTAATAAAATTAAAAAGTCTGGTGTTGTTAAATCCGGATCAATGTCAAATAAGGTTGATACAAAACCAGAAATCGAAGAAGATGCTCCAGCAAATAACGTAAGCGGTGGTAACATTGCAGGTATGGATGGCGGTCATATGTCAAAAGCCGGCCAAAAGAAATGGACATCAAGTAATAAATCAGACAAGAAAAAAAGATTAAGAGATATTATGGGAGTACCTAAACAATGATTACATTAGAACAATTTACTGCAATGATTCCAAAGAATAAAAATCCTGAAGCGTGGTATGACGCCGCGGTGCCTGCATTTGAAAAATACGATATTACTACAACAAATCGAATCGCAGGGTTTATGGCACAATGTGCTCACGAGTCATTAGACTTCACTAGGCTTGAAGAAAATTTAAACTACAGCGAAAAAGCGCTCAACTCAGTCTTTGGCCGTTATTTCGGAAAGGGCAAAAGAGATGCTAAAGAATACGCGCGCAATCCTGAAAAAATTGCAAACTACGTTTACCAAGATGAATTCCGCAGCAAACGAGGCGCTATGGGTAACACCACTGCCGGTGATGGGTGGAGATTTAGGGGCCGCGGCATTAAGCAACTTACAGGTCGAAACAATTATACAGCGTTTGGAAAATCAGTCGGAATGTCAGCAGAAGAAGCAGCAGACTATGTTGCAACCGAACGAGGAGCTCTCGAGTCAGCTTGTTGGTTCTGGGCAACAAACAAACTTGACAAATGGGCCGACAACGGTGACATCAAAGGATTAACCAAAAAGATTAATGGTGGTACTATTGGACTTGAAGATCGTACACGTCGTTGGGAAGAAGCGTTAGCTATTCTTGGTGGAGAAATCCCAACACCTAAAAAGGAAGCCACATCAACAGGAAGTCGTACATTACGTAAAGGTATGAAAGGCGACGATGTTGCTGCAATGCAGAAAGCTTTAGGTATTACTGCAGATGGAGACTTTGGTTTCGGTACGCTAACATCAGTTAAAAAATGGCAAAAACTTAATGGTCTAGTTGCTGACGGTATCGTTGGTCCTGCAACCCAAGCCAAAATGTTTAAATAATATAAATAGAATATACAAACCCAATAGGAGATAAAAAATGTCTTTAGAAAAAATCGCACAATTGGCTCTTGAAAATAAGCCATTAGAAATGAAAGAAGCGTTCGAAGAAGAAATGAACTTGCGCATCCAAGCTGCTTTAGAAGAAAAGTATAAAAAAGCTATGAAAGCTGAATCGGATGACGAAGATGAAGATGATGACGACGAGGACGACGACGAAGATGAAGACGAAGACGAAGATGAGGATAAAAAATAATTAGCCATGGCTAAATTATATCTTTTAGTCATTGTGCTAGGTATCGTTGGTGGTGTAGGGTACGGGGCTAAAAATTATTATGAATGGTCCCAGGCGACTATTACCACTCTTCGTGAAAATAACGTTAAATTAGTATCTGCAACTGAAACTCTGCAAAATACAGTAGACACAATGGTTGCAGATGCTAAACGTAACGAAGAGCTCAATCAAAACCTTACCAAACAATTAGCCGAATCACGCGAGTATCTTAATACTTTGCGGAACAAATTCGCGCGCATTGATTTAACTATGGAAGCCTTACAGGATCCTGATAACTTAGAGGAAAGGGTACAGCGTGCAGTTGATAGACTTATCCAAGACATCGCTGAAGATACTACTGCTCCTGGTGACGAGTCTAGCACTGACAGCGTGCGGACTGAGGACACCGGAACCGACAGTAGTAGTTCAGACTGAATATCAAAAACAAAATATTCCAATTCAAGCTAGACCTCCTAAGGTAGAGTTTCCACCTGTTGAGTGGAGCGTTATTACTGAAGAAAATATTGATGAAAAAATGGAAGAACTTAAAGGTCAAACTGGTAACTTTGTAGTTTTTGCTGTTGGTCCTAAAGGATACGAAAATCTTGCTATTGGTATCGGTGAGCTGCGTCGTTATATTAATGAACAAAAAGCAATAATTCTTTACTATGAGGAAGCTTTAAAAGAATAAATATTGACAATACTATAGTTTTGTGATACATTCAAAGGGAGCATAGTTTGTTTCCTTTTTTTTATTTAATCATAAAAAAGGTTGGGGACATTGGCAGGATCTAATTGGGAAACAGATATCGCCCTAATAAAATCAGATATCAAACAAATACAAAAATTCTTTAACAGAGTTGAAGATTCTATGGACATGATGGCAGAACTGTCTAAAAACGTTGCTGTTCAAAATGAAGTGCTAGATAACACTAAAGATAAATTAGAAGTTGTAGAAAAACTTTGCGAAGAAACGAAAAAAACTGACGAATTGAGAATGAATGTTCTTTCAGATCGGCTTGAAGAGTATAGACGATATTCAAGAGAGGATCATCAACGATTAGCAGAACATAACGCTAATAAACGAAATGACAATGTAAAAGAAATATTAGACAGAATTGACCGCATGGAAACAGCTATACATAAAAGAATTAACGACCAACAAAAAAAGATTAATCATCTTGAGAACTGGCGTTATTATATGATGGGTATTGGTTTTGTAATTATATTATTGGTGGCAAGAATTAACTGGCCTTCACTTTTCGGTTGACATTATAACACTTAGGTGTTATTATAATCTTATAATCAATGTGGAACTTTATATATTATGGTAGATTTTGTAGACATTCAATATGCGCAGATGTTATCCGGGCGACTTGATAACTTCAAGATACGCAATACGAATCCGTATAAAATTAATTTTCGGTGTCCTATTTGTGGTGATTCACAAAAGAGCCGATCTAAGGCCCGTGGATGGCTGTTAGAACGTGACAATAAGTTTTCCTATTATTGTCATAATTGCGGTGCTTCTCAGGGCTTCTCTTACTTTCTAAAGGGGCAAGACCAACAATTATATAATGATTATATTGCAGATAAGTTTGTTGGTAAAGCTAATAATACTATCAAGTCAACCACTGATGATAATCAATTTAAGACTAAGTCGCCAACCTTTAATAAGAAAAACCCACTATTAAAAATTAAAAAAGTAAGTCAGCTTAAACACGACCATCCTATTAAAAGGTATATTGAAAAGCGCAAAATACCTCCGCAACATCATTACCGTTTATATTATGCTAAGAAATTTAAAACATGGATTAATGAAATAATTCCAAATAAGTTTCCTAATGTTGGCAAAGATGAGCCTCGTTTAGTAATACCTTTTATGGATGAAAATGGAAAGTGCTTTGGTGTCTCTGCGCGTGGATTTGATCCTAACGGAATTAGATATATAACTATAATGTTTGAAGAAAGGCCAAAGATTTTTGGACTTGACAAAGTTGACTTCTCACAACCTTACTATATTGTTGAAGGCGCCATAGATAGTTTCTTTATTGAAAATGCTATATCTATGAATGGCGCTGAAGGTAATGGCAATTCAGCAGATGAAAATGCGATATATGTATTTGATGCAGAGCCACGCAATAAAGAAATATGTGCGCGCATGGAAAAAGTAATCAAAGCCGGTTATAAAATTTGTATATGGCCTGATAACGTTCCTGCAAAAGACATTAACGACATCTATCTAAAAGGATATGATCCAGAAAAAATGATAGAAGAAAATATTTACCAAGGTTTGGTAGCAGAATTGAAACTTAGCGCCTGGCGCAAATCATAAGGAAATTAAAAAATGAAAATTAGATTGATTGGTTATACTCAACCTGTTGCCGGTGAGTTTATTGGTTTAGACGATGTACAAGACTTGATTGCATATTGTGCGCGCGTTTCAAACCCAACAAATCAGTTAAACCAAGAAACAGCGCCTAAGCTGTTAGCTTACCTTGCTAAGCATGCTCATTGGTCTCCATTTGAAATGGCTAATGCTACCATGGAAATTGAAACAACACGAGACATCGCACGTCAAATACTGCGCCACCGTTCATTTGCATTCCAAGAGTTTAGCCAACGATATGCAGATCCTGCTCTTATGGGTAACCAATTTGTAACGCGTGAAGCACGTTTGCAGGATACTAAAAACCGTCAAAACTCTATTGAGAACGAAGACGAACGTTTGCAAATGATGTGGGATTCAAAACAAAACGAAGTTATTCGTGCCGCAGAAAATGCATACAAATGGGCTATTGAAAATGGTATTGCTAAAGAACAAGCCCGTGCGGTATTACCTGAAGGTAACACGATCAGCCGTTTGTATATGCAGGGTTCTATTCGTTCATGGATCCATTATATTGAACTGCGCTCAGCCAATGGTACACAAAAGGAACATATGGATATTGCAATTGAATGTGCAAAAGCTATTTCAAAAATATTTCCAGCAACTGAACAATTTATTAAAAACTAATAGATAAATATAACTCTAGCCGAAAAATAGACGAAGGAAACAACATGATTCAAGTCACCAAAAGAGATGGCACTAAAGAAATTTTAGACGTAGAAAAACTTCACAAAGTTGTTTTCCATGCGTGCGATAATATTACTGGTGTAAGCCCTAGCGAAGTTGAAATTAAAAGCCAAATTCAATTTTTTAATGGTATTACAACAAAAGAAATCCAAGAAACTTTAATTAAAGCCGCCTCTGACTTGATTGATGATGAAAATCCTAATTACCAATATGTTGGTGGTAGACTGATTAACTACGGCCTTCGTAAAGAAGTTTATAACGGTTATGAGCCTTGCTCTGTAAAAGAATTAGTTGAACGTAATATTGAATTAGGTTTTTACGATCCTGAACTCATTACATATTATGACGATGATGAGTGGGATAAAATTAATAGTTTTGTAAAGCATGCTCGCGATGAAGACTTGACGTATGTTGCTATGGAACAACTCCGTGGTAAATACCTTTGCCAAAATCGTGTTACCGGTGAGATTTTTGAAACACCTCAGATGTGTTATGTATTAATTGCGGCTACTTTGTTTAATAATTATCCCAAAGAAACTCGGATGCAATATGTAAAGGATTATTATGACGCTATTTCTCTTCACGATATTAGTTTGCCTACTCCTGTTATGGCTGGAGTCAGAACGCCACAGAGGCAATTCTCTTCCTGTGTCCTTATTGAAACTGGCGATAGTCTCGATAGTATTAACGCTACTTCAAGCTCAATCGTCAAATATGTCTCCCAAAAAGCAGGAATTGGAATCGGTGGAGGAAGTATTCGCGCTATTGGCACCCCCATTCGTAAAGGTGACGCATATCACACAGGAATAATTCCATTTTATAAAATGTTCCAAGCTGCGACTAAATCTTGTTCTCAAGGTGGTGTTCGTGGTGGCGCGGCTACGATTTATTATCCTATTTGGCACTATGAGGTTGAGGATCTTCTTGTATTGAAAAATAATAAAGGTACTGAAGACAATCGTGTTCGTCATATGGATTATGGTGTTCAATTCAACAAATTGATGTACGAGCGTCTAATTACCGGCGGTAATATTACTTTGTTTTCACCGAGTGATGTGCCTGGTTTATATGACGCCTTTTATGCAGATCAGAATAAATTTCGTGAGCTATATGAAACAGCAGAACGAAATACTCGTCTACGTAAAAAGACAATTCCAGCATCTCAACTATTTAGTTCGTTTATGGAAGAGCGCAAAAACACAGGTCGTATCTATTTACAAAACGTTGATAACGCAAACGACCATGGATCGTTTTTACCAGAAGTCGCACCTATTCGTCAATCAAATCTTTGCGCTGAAATTGATTTGCCAACTAAACCGCTGAACGATGTAAATGATCCTGAAGGTGAAATCAGTCTTTGTACATTGAGTGCTATTAACTGGGGTAACGTAAAAACACCGGCTGATT